GTGGACTCATGGCGGGCTGGGAACAAATCTCTGACGAGGACTGCGATGCAGAGATGCTCGCGCTGCTCGACGCCATGATCGAGTTCATCGACGGCCCGGCGTGAGGGGCGCTACGGGTCCCGCCGGTCCCCGTCGCCGTCGCGGATGATCCGCCCCACGGTGGACATGAACAGCCAGTACGCCAGCATGCCCATCAGGACGATCAGCCCCGCCAGCCAGTACTCCGGCTCGGGGACGGCGAGCGGCGTCAGTGCTGCGGCGCCGAGGACGAACTGCCCCGAGGCGCTGGATACGCTGCTCGTGCTGGTCAGGGTGACGGACAACCCTGACTCCAGCCCGGTGGCCGAGAGGAGCAGCAGCGTCTGGCGGTACGGCTCGATCGGGATCGGGGCCATCCCCACGGGGCTCCCGTCAAACCCGACCCCGCTGGCGATCAGTCGGCCGCCCGCCGGGCCGTTCGTGAAGACCCACACGCCGAGGGTCCTTCCCTCCATGGCATCGCCCGGCACCGTGAGCGTGAAGCCCTTGCCGTTCTGGTTGCCGGTCCAGTAAATGCCGCCCGGAGTCCACGAGGTCCCGGTCCCGAACACCGCCGCGTAGTTGCCGCTGGCGAGCGACGACTCACCAGCGCCGACCCCCGTGAGCGTGTAGTGGATCAGGCCCGCCCCCTTGACTGCACTGGCCGTGAGGCTTGCCCCGCCCCACACCGCGAAGTCGTCCGAGCCCATGAGCCGGACGGGCGAATCGTAGTACTCCGCCGTGCCGGTGATCGTGCCGCCGAGCGCGTACGAGGCACCGCCGATCGCCAGCACGAGACCAACCACGGCCGCGGCGACGAGTGAGATGGCGAACGCAACGGTCTGGAGCAGAGAGCGGATCATGGGCGGGCACCTTGAGGGTGTGATCTGCTCGGGGCACTGACGTTATGGCGTGAGCGATTCCGCGGAGAGCATCACGTTTTGCGCCGAGATATCGATGTGCGCGGACGCATTGACGACCTCCGTACGATGCGTGAGGTTTGATCGCTCACCCCAACGGAGGACCCGCAGATGATTCGTGTCGAGATCGACGGCAACGTGGGCAAGCAGCCCGAACTCAAGCAGACCAAGGGCGGCGAGAGCATGTGCCGCTTCTCGGTCGCCAGCACCCGGAAGCAGGAAGGCCGGGAGCCGGTGACCTCGTGGGTCAACGTGCTGTGCTTCAAGGAGATGGCGAGCCTCGTCTCCGAGAAGGTCCAGCAGGGAGACCGCGTGATCGTGGTCGGGCGGCTGGAGGTCGAGAAGTATCAGGACAAGGACGGCAACGAGCGCACCTCGATCACCGTCTTGGCCGACGACGTGGGCGTCTCCCTGCGGTGGCCCAAGCGTGGCGGCGGGCCCAAGTCCGAGTCGTCCAGCGCGTCCGAGGACTGGGGCGGGTTCTGACCCAAGGATGGGTCGTTGGGGCCAGCCGTCCCGGGCCACTGAAACCGGGACGGCTGGTTTCCATTTTCCAGAACGGACTCAAGCCGCTGTCGCGGAGGGAGTTGCGATGCCGATCGACAAGGAAGCCATCGCCGAGGTCGACGACGACGTCCTGCTGGCCGACGGGCTGGAGGACGGCTACATCGGCCTGACCGTGAACACGCACCGCGTCCCTGTGGCGGTCTACGACATCGAGAAGTGCATCGCTGCCCTCATGCGGCGCGACGGGATGACCTATGAAGACGCCGACGACTTCCTTGAGTTCAACACCGTCTGCTGCTTCGTCGGCGAGCGCACCCCCATCTTCATCCGACCCATCGGCGTCGTTGAAGGAGGAGAACCGCAGGCTCCGCAAGGAGATCGAGAGGCTGCGGGAGATGTTGATCAGGGCGGGGTGGCCCGTGGACTGATCCGGGTGGAGGACGAGTGATGCGACAGTGGCTGATGAACCTGCTCGGGGCCCAGCATGAGATCGACTTCCTGCGGGAGGCCCTGCAACAGGCCAACATCGAATCGGACCGGCTGAAGTCCGAGGCCCTCAACATGCGGCGGCTGATCGGCGCCCTGCGAGACGTCAACGCCGACCTCAACAAGAGGCAGTTGGAGGAGGAGCCGTGACCGATTTTGACCCATTCGTCGCGATCTGCGTCTTCGCGACGTACGTGCTGATCGACATCCTCTACGCCGCCTACATCCTTGAGGTCGGCCGCCGCCGGGCGTTCCGGGCCGCGGCGCTCTCCTCCGTGATCTACGGGCTGCTGGCGTACGGCATCCTGACGTACTCGCACAACCCCCTGTACATCGTGCCGCTCGTGCTCGGCGCGTTCCTTGGCACCTACATCACGGTGAGGTGGAACCATGACTGACGACATCGTTTATCGCCTGCGCAAGTGGACGGTCTCGGTCAACGCAGTCCCGTGCGGAGACCTCATGGACGAGGCGGCGGACGAGATCGAGAGGATGCGCCTCGAAGCCACCATCCGAGACGAGCCGAGGGCCTGCCCGCCGGGAGGGCGCGATCCTGTGCAGCAGTCCGTCCTCGATGCGCTGGACCTCGCGCAGTCGCTCTTGTTTGACATCTCCGTGTCGGTCAATGCGAACGGGATAGGCAAGAAGAGAGACCTGATCGCCTGCGTTCGCGCCGCCACCTTCTGCTCCGACGATGCGAGGAAGACCCTCCACGCTGCCGCTGACGCCCTCTGGCGGGAACGTCTTCGCCAGCGACAGATCGCTGCGACGTGTCGCCCAAACGGCGAAACTGCGACAGATCAGACGGCCGCCCCTGCCCCTGCCGAAAGCCTCGGTGCCACCGAGGTCGCTGATGTAGGCGGGGCGGGGGCGTGCCCATACGTCGTCGGCCGCACGACGCAGTACTGCTCCCTGACGCCGTTCACCCTCACCGACGAGGAGCGGGAAGCAATCAAGCAGGCGATCCACATAGTTGACTGGCAGCAGGCGTACTTCTCGCACGCGGGTCTTGGTCAGCCGCTGCCGTCAGCCACGCTCCGCTCCCTGCTGGAGCGAACCAAGTGATCAGCGTCTTTCTCGTGACCAACGGCGGCAGCGGCGAGGACGGTGACGAGTGGCACCTCAAGTCCATTCACGCCACAAGGCAGGGCGCGGAGGCCGACGCTGCCGACGCGAATAAGCAATGTGGGTTCAACGAGTGGGAGGCGGAGGAGTGGGCCGTGCAGGGCAGCCCGCTCACCGACGATGAGCGAGACGTCCTTGGCCGAGTAGCGAACGACGCCTCCTATCGGGCGATGGGATGGACGGAGAAAGTGGTTCGCGGGCTGCTGGAGCGATGCACGCCAGACCACACGGGAGAGCCCCGCCGATGACTGACATCCTCGAACGTCTCGCCGACTGGGTCTACACTCCGCGGCTGTACGCCACCGCCGAGGACGCCCGCACGGAGATCGCCGACCTACGGCACGAGGTCGAGCGCCTTCGCCTTGGGCACAGGTACGAGCGGGCCCGGGCGGATCACATCACAGGGGAGGCCGACGAGTGGCGCAGCATCGCCGACGGGGTGCGGGCGGAGTTGTACGCCCTCAACGCCAAGTATCGTCTGGCCCTCGAAGAGATCGAGGCCCTGAAGGCTAGTAGTCCCCGCGCACCTCGCGGAGGCTGCGGAAAGCGTTGTCGTTCTTCCGCCCCTGCTCGGCAATCTCCTGCTGCGCCTTCGCCTGCTGACTTGGGCTGATCTCCGGCGCAGTAAGGGCGTGCTCGACCATCTTGCCCCACGTCGGCTTGCTTGCGACTTCGGCGAACGGGTACGAGAGGGCGCCGACTGCGTAGTTGGTCGGGCTCGACGCCTCCTCCACTCCTTCTCCCGCGACTGCTTTCGGCACCTCCTTGAGCAGCCCGCCGAGGACTCCCCTGTACCCGGCCTGCATGCCGCCCTTCACTGCTGCGTAGGCGCCGCGGCCTACCCCGATCGCGGGCGTGGTCGGGTCGGCGAACTCGTGCAGCATGTCGTACAGCCACCCCGCCGTGGGCGAGTACCCGATCCCCTTGGACGCGCCGTACGCATGGACGTCGGGGGCCTGCGCCGAGTCGGCGAAGTGCTTCACGTTGTCGATGGACGCCTGACGGAGTTCGGGGTCCTTCACTCCGCGGGGCACCAGCGGGCTGGCCCTGTTGGTGGCCGTGTGCCCCCAGCCCTGCACGCCCGCGTTCGCCAACTCCCCGGGGAAGTTCTTCAGCCACTTCCCCGCGACGTTGATGGCCTGCCCCGGGAGGCTCTCTGCTCCCGGGAGAATGTCCGGCTCGTCCCGTCGCACCGCCCGGCGGCTCGCTTCGGGCCACGTCACGAACGGAGTGATCGCATTCCCAACCACCCCGTCGCCGTTGTTGGTCCAAGAGTTGGCGAGGGTCTCGGGCTCGCCGACGACTTGGTTCTGCGGGTACGGTGACCCGAAGAAGTTCGAGTGCTTGGTCGGCATGCTCGCCGCCTGCTCGAAGTTGTGCCCTGCCTCCGCGAGGCGGTAGTCGGAGGCAAACTTCTGCTGCTCCGCGGACGGCTCGACGCCGTACCAAGGGGGGCTCCAAGGCCGATCGGGAACTACCGAGCCATCCTCGGCAGTTCGGTAGTTGGCCTTCTCCAGATCACGGGCCGTCGCCACCGGCTTGCGGCCGACGACCGCGTTCAGAAGGTTGCTGTCCCGCAGCACTCCGTAGAGCCGCTGGTCTCCCTCGCCGAGTAGGTAGTCGGGCAGCACGGAGTTGCCGCCCGCGGCTGCGCGCTCGTCTGCGGTGATGCCCGGCGAGTGGCCCTGCGATGCCGCCACCATCGCATCGTCGAGGGCCTCAACGAGGTAGCCCCGCATCGGATGGTCCGGCTCGCCGAGCAGGATGGATGCGATCTGGTCTGGCCCGAGGTCGGGCTCGTCGGGCAGGTATCGACCCACGACATCGGTCAGGTGCTTGCGGGTCAGGGCGAGCCCGCTGTCGACGTGTGCTTGGTTCGGATTTCCCATGACCTCCTTATGTCTCACTCGCTTCGGTCGTCGCCATAAACAAGGCGCCCCAATCGAGCAGGAGGCAACCATGCGGCACGCAATCGTCGTGCTGGTCGCTCTGGCACTCTGCCAAGCAGCGACCGCCGAGAACAGGCTGATCAGGACCGAGTGCAACGGCGGCGTGTGCCGTCGAGTCACCGTCGGCAGTGCGTGGGAGTACAAGGTCGTCGACCTGACCAACGCCATCCGGAGACGTCACGGGCTGCGTCCGCTGAAGGTCACCGAGAAGGCGATGAAGTTCGCCCGCGGCTGGAGCGGCACGCAGGCCAGACAGCGGCGCATGTACCACAGCGGCGCCGCCGGGTGGGGCGAGAACGTCATCTGGAACTACAAGTCGCCCGAGGCCATGGTCGAGGCGTGGTACGCGAGCCCGGGCCACCGCCGCAACATGCTGAACCCGAACTACAGCGAGATCGGCGTCGGCGTGGTGATGACGAACGACGGTCAGCCGTACGGCACGCAGGTCTTCAAGTAACCCCCGAGGGAACCCCATGAGCGACGAAGAGGTCATGTCGGACGGTCCGGTCGAGGATGACAACCTGCCGGAGATCGAGAACGAGGCCCCCGAGCCGGAGGCGCCCGAGGTCGATCCCGAGCCGCAAGCCGACGAGGGGCCGCCGGAGCAGAGTATCTTCTCTGCCTTCCGGTCGCTGCCCGACTTCCAAGGCGTTGACGACGACCGGGAGATCGCCGTCCGCCTCTATCAGGCGATGGAGCGCGAGAAGCAGGCAAGCCATGCGCTGGCCCAGTACCAGCAACTCCTGCCTCACACCCGGCAGTACCTCGAAGACCGCCCCGAGTACGAGAAGTGGCTGGCGTCTCGCAGCCAGCCGCAGCCTCAGCAGGCTCCGCCGCAGCAGGCGCCCCAGCAGGAGTCGTGGTGGAACCCGCCGCAACTCCGTGACGCCTACAAGCGGTACATCGTCAAGGACGAGAACGGCCGCGATGCCATCTCGCCGGACGCACCGATCGATGCCCGGCATGCGATCTCGGAGTACTTCCAGTACCGGCAGAACTTCGCCGAGAAGTTCCTGACCAACCCGGAGGAGGCGCTGTCCCCCATGGTCGCGCGCCTCGCGCAGCAGCAGGCGCAGGAGATCGTGCAGTCTCGTTTCGCCGAGATGGAGCGGCATCAGTTCGTCTCCACGCTCGAACAGTCGAACCGAGACTGGCTGTACGACCAGAGCGGGAATGTCTCACCGGAGGGCGAGGCAGCCAGAAACTACATCGAGCAGGCGAAGGCCATGGGCATCTCCTCACCGGAGGCCCGATGGAACTACGCCCTACAGATGGTTGAGCGCGACCTTCTGTATCAGGCTCGTGACGCGCAGGCGAGACAGTCACAGCAGCAGGCATTCCAGAGCGCCCTCCCGCAGACCACTCGGCAAGCGGCACCGTCGCCCACCCCGAGGCAGTCTCACGCGGAGGCCAACATGGAGTACCTGCGGCGTGCCGCGTCTCGGACCGCCAACCGGGCGGGGGCAACAACGAACAGTCCCGCGGCAGCGCGCCTCGGGACATCGTTCGAGGAACGACTGCGACTGACACTCGAAGGCGACGGGCTGATCTAGCCCCCAACACAAGGACGCACGCATGGCATCGGCCACTGATTGGGCACGCGCGATCGGGACGACGATCACCAACTACCTCCGCGAGGAGGAGATCGCCGTCCTTCGCAAGTTCCGCGTGTTCGCCGCGCTCGAAGGCTCGGGCAACGTGCTGACCAATCAGTCAGGCAGGGGCTTCTCGTGGGAGGTGAGATTCCGCAACCAGCCGGTGAGCGGAAACGACGGCACGACGGCTCGGACCTTCGCGCGCCAGAACCTCTGGAAGACCGCGAAACTCGATTGGCGCGGCTATCAGGTCACCGACGCGATCTACCGTCGGGAGATGCTGGAGAACCGCGGCCAGCAGGCGCTCATCAACGTCGCCGGGAAGATGGCCTCGCGTCTTCAGGAGTCGATGGAGCAGCACCTCGCGCGTGAGGTGTACGTCAACGGGGACGCCGTCGGGAACGAGTTGCGGTTCAACGGCCTCGACTCCATGTTCCAGTACGAAGGCACGGTGAACGTCGACACCGGCGCGCAGGAGAAGACTGCCCGCCCCGAGGACCCGTTCTGCTGGGCGAAGGACACCTACGCCACGCTCTCCACCGAACTCGGCGCCGAAGCCGGTTCGCAGTTGGAGAAGGGATCGTGGCCGAACGTCGCGTGCGACCCGGAGTATGACTACTACTCCCCGATCATCGTCAACTACACGTCCTCGTTCTTCAAGGGCGAGACCCCGACGTGGAAGGACCAGTGCGTCGAGGCCGTCCGCGAGGGCGTCCACCAGTCGAAGCGCAACGACACGAAGGAGTCGGCCATCGACCTCGTGATGCTCGACCGGCGCATGTTCATCGACTACATGAACCGGCTCGACTCGAAGGAGCGCACGATCGTCACGCGGACGAACGGCCTGAAGTCCTACGGCTTCTCGGACGTGTTCGAGCAGGACGGCGTCGAGATCAGCACGGAGTACGCGGTGCCCACGGGCTGCGGCTACGGCCTGTCGATCGCCAACATGTACCTCCACTGCATGGAGGGGCAGTTGATCACGGCCGAGGGACCGTACTACAGCGAATCGAACCAGTCGTACCGCTACGTGGCGTCCGTCCTCGCCAACATGCGCTTCGTCTCGCCGCGCAACTTCTTCAAGTTGGTCGCGGCTGCCTGACCCCCCCACTCTCCCAAGGAAAGGTTCGCCTCATGTCCTACACGTTCGATCCCGGCTTCGGTCGCGGCCATGTCCTCGGTGCTCGGTGGAATCACCCCATCGAGAAGACCGACCCGACCGTCACGGGTGCCTCCGTCGTGCTGACCACGAAGGAGTTCACCGACGTCCACGCGAAGACGGGCGCCGTCCTGTCGCCCGAGATCGTGACCTGCCTCGCCGTCCGCAACCCCGACGCCCCGGGCACGACCCCGTGGGCGCCCGGCGCGGCCAAGACGGTGGCGGGCTACAAGGGCGTGGTCGACGAGTACCTGCCGAAGGTGACCGGCACCGGCGCGGACGCCCTCGGCGGCTGCGAGCCCGGCGAGGTCTGCTGGCTCGTGATTCAGGGTCCGTACACGGACCCGGCCACGAACAAGCGGCAGCGGATCAACGTCGTCAACGGCACCGCGGTGCCCGTCACGCGACTCCTCGCCGACGGCACCGAGGAAGAGGTCGAGGTGGTCGTCGACCCGACCGCCGACACCGACGCGACCACGACGACCCCGACGATCCCCTGACCCAAGGTGACCCCCATGAAGCGATTCCTGATCGGCGCCCTGCTGCTGGCCTTCGCCCCGATGGCGTTCGCTGGTGACACGGTGGAGCACACCGACGCCCGCGACCGCCTCGAACTTGGTCACCAGATCAAGCAGTCGAAGCAGGAGATGCGGCGGGAGCGGCGGGCCGCGCGGGCCCGGTTCTACGCCTCCAAGTACGAGGAGCGCGCCAAGGCTCTCCGCACCGAGGACCGTGCGCTGGAGAAGGCCAACAAGGACACCCCGACGGAAAAGTGATCTCAGTCGGGCCCGGGCCTGACTGACCTCGCGGGCGGCGGGATGGCAGGAGGCCGCCCCGTCGCCCGTTCTCATAGGTGAGCCGCATGCTTCAGTACGGACCCGTCAACGAGTTGAGCAGCCGGGGCGAGGTTTCCTCAAGCGGCTCTCGCTCCGTCAACTACGACCACTCCGGTCAGGACGCCGCCTACAAGGTCGGCGACGAAGCGGCCTCCCTACAGGCATCGCAGTTGTCCAACCTCCACCGAGGGGACATCGAGGGCTCGCTCGCGACCGGCAGGCGCATCGCCGAACTCAAGGACTACCTCGACGGCTTCGCCGCGACCGGCGGCCAAGGCGGCCTCTACAAAGGCAAGATGGTCCTCCCGGGCACCCGCATCGACAGCGAGAGCAGTTCGTCCAGCGGCAGCGTCTCTCGCGGCGGAGTCGCCTCGTACCACGACCCGAACAAGAAGGAGCAGGCATAGCCATGGCCGACACCTACGAGTCCGACGCCTACGAGTCCGACTGGGACGAGTCGTACGACGACTACTACGCCCGCCAGCAGCAGGCACAGGAGCGGCAGGCGTACGAGGCGGCCATGCACGCCCGCGGCGCCAATACCGACACCCGCGGCACCGGGCAGATGCTCTCGGCCAGTCAGATGATGACCGGCATGTACGGTCCCAACCGTGAGGCGGAGAAGTACGCCGCCCGAGAGGCGTGGGAGGCGCAGCAGGCCGCCAGCCGCCGAGCGTACGACGACACCCGTCGCCAGCAGCAGTTCGAGAAGAAGGCCATCCAAGAGGAGGCTGCCCGCCGGAAGTTCGACTCCGGCACGCAGCGCCAACTCGGGATGTACGCCGAGGACACGAAGCGGGAGCACTCGAAGAACGTCACGGGTGCGATGAACAACGCGACCAACTCGATGGCCTCCGTGATGGGCAATCTGGCTGGTGGCGCACAGAACACGCCCGGCATGAACCTGTACGGGGCGGGCGGCCAGCGGATCGGGGGCGGGGGATTCAGCCCGGGCAAGAGCCCGCTGTCGGGCCTGCTCGGGTAGGACAAGTCCGGCGCTCGCCGGACGCTCGGGGCCCGGTCGGGAGGACGCTCCCGATCGGGTTTCCATCGCGAGGAGGTGCCCTGTGGGGCCCGGCGAGAAGTGCTGCGTCGAGTGCGGTGACGTTCGTCCTGACGACGACGTCATGTTCCCGGTGTACCGCAAGCAGAGGACGATGTGCCTCGCCTGCGTTGCCAAGAAGCGCAAGGTCGCCCGGGAGCAGAGGAACGAGACCCGCGCCCGCAAGATGGCGCGGATCGAGGGGAAGGCCGTCGACACCCTCATCGCCTCGGCCCGGTCCGGCGGCGCCACGGTGCCTCACTCGGCGGAGTTGCTTGAGCAGTTGATGGACTACTTCGGCGGCGTGGCTGGGTTCTCCAGCATGCTGCTGAAGCAGTACTTCGACGCGAAGCCCGGCAGCGCAGCCCGCACCAAACTGCTTGAGATGGTGACCCGCCTCGTGACGACCAATGCCGAGCAGGGCGGATCGAAGAAGCCCCTCACGTTCTGGACCGAGGACGAGTTGAACTCCGAGATCGAGCAACGACTGATCGACGCCGCGGCCTCGATCAGCCTCCCGGCGCCCGCTGCCCCCGTACTGGAGGTGGTCGATGCAACCGCTACCGAAGCCGCCGGGTAAGCCGTCCAAGTTCGCGCAGGATCGCCTGCGGGAACTACAGGCCGAGATCAACGAGCGGCGGATCGAGGCGCTGAAACTCTACACGCCCTCGCCGATGCAGGACGAGTTCCACAAATGCCGCGCCAGCGAAGCGCTCGTGATCGGGGGGAATCGGTCCGGAAAGTCACTCTGCACGTTCGTCGAGGACGCTCGCGCCGCCACGGGGCAGGACCCCTACGGCAAGTACCCCGAGAAGGACGGGCTGCTGGTGATCATCGGCCGGAACTGGACCCACATCGGGCTCGTGGCAGTACCCTACCTCCTGAAGGCCGGGGCGTTCAAGATCATCCGCGACGAGCAGACCAACAAGTGGAGGGCCTTCAACCCGACCACGGATGAGGCCCGCAAGCACCTCGCGAAGCCCGCGCCGCCGCTGATCCCGCCGCGGATGATCAAGACCATCTCGTGGGTGCTGAAGTCCAGCAACTACTGCAACAGCATCGAACTCCACAACGGCTGGAAGATTCAGTTCTTCAGCGCCGAAGGGGAACCTGCCCAAGGCTACGCCGCCTCACTGATCCACATCGACGAGGACGTCGGGAACGACAACATCCTCCCCGAGGCGCAGGCCCGGCTCGCCGACAAGAAGGGGCGGCTGGTCTGGTCGGCCATGCCCCACTCGAAGTCGGAGTCGCTGCTGTCCCTATCCGAGCGCGCCGACCGCGCGGAGGAGGCAGGCACCGCCGAGACCACCATCAAGAAGTTCACGCTGCGCTTTCTCGATAACGCTTGGATCGACTCGACCGAGAAGTCCAAGATGCTGGAGCGGTGGGCGGCGCAGGGCGAGGACGTGCTCCGGATGCGCGCCGAGGGCGAGTTCATCACGGACTCCGTCCTCGTCTACCCCAACTTCGCCATGTCGGTCCACGGGCTCCTGCGCGAGGACCTGCCGGACTCGCAGGTTCCCGCGGACTGGACCCGCTACGTCGCCATCGACCCGGGGCACTCAGTGACCGCCGCCCTGTTCGCGGCCGTCCCGCCAGACAACTCGATGATGCTGATCTACGACGAACTGTACATCCGGCAGTGCTCTGCCGCGATCTTCGGCGCCAAGTTCGCCGAGAAGGCGCAGGGCCAGACCTTCTACCAGTGGATCATCGACATGCACGGCGGCCGGATCACGGACATCGGCTCCGGCCGGGCCGTGGTCGAGCAGTACATGGAGCAGATGCGCCTGTTCAAACTGCGCTCCCTGACGACGGGGGCGGGGTTCTTGGCGGGCTGCGATGACATTCAGGCCCGGACCTCCGCGGTCCGCACGGCGCTCCACATCCGGCCAGACGGCAAGCCGCGCCTCCGAGTGCTGCGCGGGGCCTGCCCGAACCTTGAGCGGGAACTGCGGCGCTACCGGAAGAAGACCCACTTCATCAACGGGCTGTCCGTGGTGAGCGACGAGCCGAACACCCGCGGCGAGGTGCATGCATGCCAGTGCATGGAGTACTTGGCAGCGACGGAGCCGAAGTACCGATCGCCTCCGAAAAAGGACGAGTCTGATACGACCCCCGAGTGGATAATCAACTACATCGCGCGCAAGACCAAGAACCGGGCGGGTGCGTGCGTCTATTTGGGCCCGGAGTCCGACGCCAAGGCGTCAAGCGAGGAGGCGACGAATGTCGAGCAGTACGAATGGGTCTGACTTCCCGACGCAGACGGTGGAACTCGGGGACATGGTGCTGTTCTACAGCAACGTCCTGAACCAGAAGGACCCGGTGATCGGCTGGGTCTCCCGTCGCCCGGGCGTGAACACGGTGTTCATCCTGACCTTCTCTCCCGACGAGGGGTTCGTCGAGAAGCCGTCGGTGCGTCACGCGGACGATCCGGGTCTCGTGGACAACTCCGCGTGGCGGCAGTGGGGCTGCTGGCGCTTCCACCCGGCAACGGAGACGCTGAAGAAACTGCGGACCATGATGCCGCAGGTCGTCTCCGTGCTGGCCCGGAACCAGCAGAGCAGCAAGAAGGCCGAGTGACGCCATAACGAGGGTGGAGGCCACGGATGGCGGAAGACGATCTCAAGGAGGACAGGGGCGACGGGGAGGACCTCAAGCAGGCTCCCCTGAACCCTGCCTCGCCACTGAAGCCGATCGCGCAGGCGTGGCTGAAGAAAATCTCGTCTGCGAAGAAGGCCAAGTC